CGACAGCTTCGCCACCCACAGTAACAACTGCGAGACACTTGCGTCATCACTCCGCGACAGCTTCAGCGAGATGTTCACAAAAGATATTCTTGCAGAGTTAGCTGAAGCGTGGCAAAACGAATCTTATGAGGAGCTACCAAGCCTTCCTGACTACGGAACGTTTGATGTTAACACCCTGCGTGACTCTAAATACTTTTTCAGTTGAAGCTGAGAAAAACAAAGAAACCAAAACTATAAAGATAATGAAACAACTGACAACGCCTATAGGCACCGCGTATTACCCGAAGCTAACACAACCGGACACCAAGTTCAACTCGGACGGAGTGTATAGCTGTAAGCTGATTCTTTCAAAGGACGACTTTGAGAAGTTCTCGGCCATCATTGATCCGTGGTTTGAAAAGGAATACGAGCGATTGGTAAAGGAGTCCGGCAAGAAAAAGCTGGATCGCAGCCCAAAGCTACCGTTAAAGCTGAACAACGACAACGAATACGAGGTGTTCGCAAAGCAAGTAGCCCAGCGTGAGACCAGTAAGGGATTGCTTAAGTTCGATGTGGCCTTGTTCGATTCGTCTGGAAAGAAAATTAACAACCCACCGAACATTGGCTCGGGCTCTAAGCTGCGCCTTGGTGTGGAGCCGTCGGCCTGGTTCAGTCCTATGATGGGAGTGGGATACACGCTTCGTCTCAAAGCAGCCCAGATCATTGAGCTTAAGGAGTATGAAGGTGGAGCCGGTGGCTTCTCGTTCGACGCTCAAGAAGGCGGCTTCGTGTCCGAGGATCTTGGTGACGCATTTGAAAACGACAGTAAGGATGCCTCGATTCCGTTCTAAATTCGAACAAAGGCTGGCTCTTGCAATGAAACGTGCGGGAGTCAGCTTTACATACGAGTCCCAACGGATCAAGTATGTTAAGAACCACCACTACACCCCGGACTTTGTCCTTGATAATGGTGTTATCCTTGAGGCTAAAGGTCGCTTCATGTCGTCCGACCGGGCAAAGCATTTGTTAATTCAGAAGCAACACCCGGACCTCGACATACGCTTCGTCTTTATGCGAGCAAGTAACACCCTCAACAAGAGGAGCAAGACAACCTATGGTGACTGGTGTGACAAGCACGGCATCATGTGGTGCGAGAAGTCCATACCTAGGTCGTGGTTCGACTAATGTAAAATAACAAAAGACAAGATGTATATAGCAACCCACCAGCCGTGCGATAAGTGCGGTGCATCGGATGCGTTGTGTGTTAACGAAGACCTTTCGACGTTCTGTCATTCGTGTAATACCTATGACAGAGCCGAGGCTACACCAACGCCGCCACAACAAACCAATATGAAAATAACAAGACCCCTTCACTCCGACTCAGACAAGTTCTTGACCGGACGATACAGTGACATTCCAGCACGTCACATAACACTCGACACCTGTAAACACATGCGGTATCGAATCGGAGATTACAACGGACGCGCATGTCACATCGCTGACTACTACGACGACGACCGGAAGCTCCAAGGCCAGAAGCTACGCTTCGAAGGCAAACAATTTATGATCCTTGGTGACATATCGGATCGCTTCTATGGACAACACCTACACCCTATGGGGGGAAGGAAGCTTGTTGTTACCGAGGGGGAGGTTGATGCGTTAAGCGTCAGTCAGATGCAAGAGAACAAGTATGCCTGTGTGTCTTTACCGACAGGTGCTGCGAGTGCTGCCAAGGTATTCAAGCAGAACCTCAAGTGGCTCGACAAATGGGACGAGGTGATACTTATGTTTGATGAGGATGAGCATGGACGGAAAGCAGTTGAGGACGTAGTCGGTATCCTTCCCAGTGGTAAAGCTAAGGTCGCCCGGTTGCCGTTGAAGGATGCCAACGAATGTCTCATCAACAAGCGAAGCAAGGATGTTATCCACGCCATCTTCCAAGCCAACGAATGGAGACCGGACGCTATCGTCTCAGGAACGGACATCCACGACAGATTAATAAATCCAAAGAACACGGAAAGCATTCCGTATCCGTTCGACGGTCTTAACACCATGACACGTGGTATTCGTAAAGGGGAGATTGTTACCTTCTGTGCAGGATCGGGCATCGGTAAGTCACAGGTGTGTCGCATCATTGCTCATCACATCCTGACTACCACGGAACACAGTGTAGGTTACATAGCCTTGGAAGAATCTATTGAGCGCACAGCACTCGGCATCGTAGGTCTTGAGATGGGTAAACTTCTTCACCTTGATCCAGAGATTAATTACGCTGACACTAACTTCGATGAAGCCTATATCAACACGGTTGGGTCGGGGCGCATGTGGTTATATGATCACTGGGGTAGTCTTGACCCTGATCGTTTGTTATCCCACATCATGCACATGGCGAAGGCATTGGATGTCGAGTATATTGTGTTAGATCATATCTCACTGTGTATCAGCGGTTTACAGGATGGAGACGAACGCAGAATAATCGACAACGTAATGACCAAGCTGCGGTCGCTTGTTGAGGAGTGCGGTATCGCATTGATCCTGGTGTCACACCTAAAGCGTCCATCGGAAGGCCGAGGCCACGAAGAGGGTAACAAAACTTCCCTTGCTCATCTTAGGGGATCGGCGGCGATTGCCCAGCTATCAGACCTTTGCATAGGACTAGAGCGCAACCAGCAAGACCCTGAGCATAAGCATGTTACAACGGTTCGTGTGTTAAAGAATAGATTCTCAGGTGACACAGGAGTGGCAACGAACCTTGCATTTAATACTGTCACTGGTCGCATGAGTGAGTATACTTTTGAAGACTTTAATGGCTAGGTAACCTACTCCCTCTTCCTTTGGACGAAGTAAAACAAACCATGACAGCCGGGAACAGACCGGCAACCAACATTAACAACAAATAAGAATGAAAAAACATAAGATACTCTATTTCGATATAGAGACCAACGCTATCGACTTCTGGCCTACCCTAGCTGGGTTAAAAGATCTCCACTGTATCTCCATCTACGACCCGGATGCACGTAAGATGCACTCGTTTAGTTCTAACGCTAACAACCTGGATGAAGGTGTAGCCATGTTGAACGCCGCGCATAACATCTGTGGCCACAACGCAATCAACTTTGATGCACCGGCCCTCCGAAAGCTAGGCTATGAGATAACAGCACGGGTGGTTGACACCAAGGTCATGTCACAGGTCATACACCCTGATCTCTTTACGGAAGACTGTAGACGTGGCGAAGAGTTTCCCAAGAACCTACGTGGACGACACAGCTTGAAGGCATGGGGTCTTCGCTTGGGTAACGAAAAGGATGATCACGGTGCGACAGAGGACTGGACTAAGTGGAGCCAAGAGATGCAAGACTATTGTGAGCAGGACGTTCGGGTGGTTGTGGATCTGTTCCTTCATTTTATGTCCGGTAAGCCATCCGCAGATATGTTATTTCTTGAGCATGACTTCGCGGAGTTGATGACTCAACAGGAGATGAACGGGTGGCCCTTCGATGTGGATAAAGCTAACGAGCTTGCTGAAGAACTTATGGCACGTCGGGCTGAACTACGTGACCAACTCCAAGACATGTTCCCGTCAACCACCGAGGAGATGAAGACACCCAAGGGTTGGCAAGTTGAGGTAGACGGTAAGACTTACACGGCTGCAACCAAGGGTGGGCTTAAGCTAGTCCTCAAGGAGAATAAGTTGAAGCAAGTTCTTGCAGACAAGGCAGTCAAGACTGGTAACAAAACCAAGACCATTCCATTCAACCCGAACAGCCGGGACCAGATAGCAGAACGCTTGATGAAGATGGGGTGGGAGCCAGAGGCTTACGAAGGGAAGCGACCTAAGATTGATGAGGCAGTCCTTAAGGAGATCGATAAGCCGGAGGCTAAGTTGTTATTGGAGTATCTCCTTATTAGTAAACGCTTAGGACAGGTAGCCGAAGGTCGCCAAGGGTGGTTAACATTAGTCAAGGACGGACGCATCCACGGTGAGGTCAATACAAACGGAGCAGTCAGCGGACGATGCACTCACAGTAAGCCTAACGTAGCCCAAGTGCCAGCACCGCGAGCGGTTTACGGTTCCCAGTGTAGAGATTTGTTTACAGCACCGGAGGGGAAAGTGTTAGTTGGTGCAGATGCTTCTTCAGCAGAATTGAGGTGCCTTGCCCATTACCTCTGCCCTTACGACAAGGGGATGTATGCACAGACAATCGTTGAGGGAGACATTCACGCGTTGAATCAACAGGCCGCTGGTTTGCCTGACAGATCAAGCGCAAAGCGTTTCATCTTCGCATTTTTATATGGCGGAGGGGACGCGCTTATAGGTAAAATTGTGGGAGGGGGTAGACGAGAAGGGAAACGGATCAAGGAAGAGTTCATGCGTAAGACACCAGCCATTAAACGTCTACACAAAGACATCGAGCAAGCTCTCAAAGGTAAGCAGTGGCTTGGGGGGTTGGATGGAAGACGACTCCCGGTTCGCTCGGCACACTCTGCTCTTAATCTTTTACTGCAAAGTGCATGCGCTGTCCTTATGAAGAAGGCACTCATTGTATTTAACGAGGACGCACCTCACCCCTACGAGCTACACGGTAACATCCACGATGAGGTTCAGTTCAGTTGCCTTGAGGAACATGCGGATAAACTAGGTCAACTCTTCTGTGACTCACTAGCACGGGCTGGTAAGTTGTTACGCTTCCGATGCCCACTCGACGGTGAGTATAGCATTGGTAAAACCTGGAAGGACACACACTAATCATTATGAAAAAAATATACATAGACGGCGACATGCTTCTTTACCGTGCTGCCTTTGCAGCCGAGAAGGAGATCCGATGGGACGATGACATCTTCACAGTCCACGCTGACTTCAGTGACCTCAAGGATTCCTTTATCATGGTGACTGATTGTATCTGTGAGATCCTTGACGCATACGAAGACAACGGTGATGAGATAACAATGGTGTTCTCGGATCGTTACACCTACCGCCATGAGCTTAACCCACTCTACAAAGCCCACCGCCGGGACAAGCGATCCCCCTTAGGCATCAACGATCTTCGTGAGTGGGCCTGTGATGAGTGGAAGTATCTTCGGGTGGACCGCTTGGAAGCTGACGATGTCCTAGGTATCATTGGTAGCCGTGACCCCGATGGTTCGATTATTGTTAGTGGTGACAAGGACTTCGCGACTGTGCCTTGCACTTGGTATAACTTCCTTAAGGACGACCTACGAAAGATAACAAAAGAGGAAGCCGACTTCCAACACCTAGTGCAGACCCTTGCTGGTGACGCAACCGATGGATACTTTGGTGTCCCAAGGGTGGGCCTAAAGACAGCCGAAAAGATTCTTAACAAGGACGGTGCCGAGTGGCAGACTGTTGTTAACACCTACGAGAAATCTGGGATGACCGAGGAGGATGCCCTACTCAATGCCCGGATGGCCTTCATCCTTAGAGATGGATACTACAACAAAGAAACAAAGGAGATAAAGCTATGGACCCCAACACAATAACAATCGAAGGCACCGCCGAGGAGCGCAAACAGATCCCATTGTATCGTGGGTTGATGTGTTATTTTCCCCACGCCTTGGTGGAAGTAGCCAAACAAAGTTACCAAGGTAACATCCAACACCACCCCGAAGATGAGATATGGTGGGACATGAGTAAGTCCAAGGATGAGCTTGATGCCATGCTCCGACACATGCTTGAGGGCGAGTGGGCGGCTGTTGCTTGGCGTGCTTTGGCCCACCTTGAACGCAGTTGTATAGCTAATAAGGACCATAGTAGGAAAGTCCAACATGAATGATTACATTCCGAGTATACCAGATGACCTTATAAAGTTCTTGGACGAACGCGTGCCGAGCAAAGATTTCTCCCCTAGCGATTCGCTTCGGGAGATTGATTTTTATATGGGGAAGCGGGAGATTGTTAACTTTCTAAAAACCCTTCATGAAGACCAGTTAGAGAACCAATTCCTTACCCCCGAATAACCCATGTGCATGAGCCCAAAAATCCCCAAGCAGGAGCCTCCCGCATCTCCACCACCCCCAACAGCCGTAGCTGAAACAGTTAAACAACCTGAGCAAGAGGCCCCGATGAAAAAGAAGAGACGTGGTGCGGCATCCCTTGTGGTTCGTAGGCCGACTATGGGTGGCTTAGGAACAGCCTCAAGCACTGGCATTAACACCTCTAACTACTAACAACACGATATGCCAAACTTTAGCACAGACATAACAATCGCCAACTCCAACCTAAGCGGTGGTGCTGGTACCTTTGATTCAACAACCACACCCGCAGTTAACACTAGCACCGGGACACCTAGTGGATTCTTTGTAGCCGGGACATTCGACGGAGCCACCGTCAGCCTTGAGCAAAAGATCGGGACCACTTATGTTGCCCTAGGTGACGACACAACTCTCACTGGTAACGGTGGTGGATTGTTCACTACTCCCTTGTCAGACATCCGCGTAAATGTTACAGGTGCCGGTAGCTCCTTCAGTGTGAAGGTTGTTATCAAACCAATCTATCTCTAGGGAATATGTCGAAGAAGAAGGACAGTTTTAAGCCTTGGCTAAGTAGGCCCGCGATTAACAGGAGTGTTACAATTCCGTTTACCACATCGCTTACACATCGCTTAAGCAGCTTGGGTGAGTTTCACCCCAACGATCTTGACCCTTTCCTTCTTTTTGACGCTCGGGATTCCATGATTGGAACCCTTGAGAACCCAACACTAGACCTAGACCCAAGCAAGCCGGATACGCTTAATGTTATCACAGCGACCCGCGCAGGAACCGCCACGTTCACAGACATCAACGGTCTCATAGCGCAA